AGATCCCGGGCTTATATACGGCTGCATAGAGCTGCCGCCTGTGGTCACTAGTCCTGGGCCAGGTATTATTCCATGAATCATGTTACCATCCTGCTTGTGTTAGTATTTCTTTAGCGTATTCCTGATCTGCTGGGTAGTCTTGAAATCGTTTCTGCCAGTGATCCACATCTATATACGGATACACTATGGCAATCTGTTCAGCATTGAGTTCACTCAAAAACTTCTGTCCGGATTCACTGTTGAAGATTATCCACGGGCTGATCCTGCCAGCTGTGACTGCATATACCATTGCGTTGGTACCACCATAGCGCAAACAATCATGTGGTGGGTTGCCAGTCTTTTCTGACCAATCAATACCAAACTCCATTGCTCGGGCCAATGCGTCTGTTACACTTTCCACACGCAGATAAAAAGTCAAGTACTCGGTGTAAACTACATCACGGCACCAGTGATCAATCTTCTTGTTTTGTTTCAGTACCCATTCCATAAATCTTGCAGGATTGACAGCACGGATATCAACACAATAACGACCGAACTTCACAAATGCTTTGTAGTACGGGCTTTCACAAAAATCATCATAGGTTTTTAATTTGGCACTGCCTTGTGTCATTTCAAAGAATTTGATGTATGCTTGGAACCCCAATTCTACACCGCGCTCGGCGCGTTCTTGTCTGCGCCTGCGTGGCTCACAGCTATGCACAGTGAGACTTGTTTCTTTGACAAAGTCTTTTTTACAAAACTGGCATGTGTATTTCATTTTTTAGTTTCTTGACCCATCAACTTAAGGTACTCGTCAATTTGTTTTTTGCTAGTGATTGATGCTAGCACAGCAATGTCATCATCTTTCATGTCTGGATATATTTCTGCCAACTGTCGACGAATGCTGCTGGCGCCGGGCTCTTTCTTTTTGGGAGCGATCCAGTTGTGCCTTGGTGTGCCCATGTCTGGACTAACTGTTGTTGCACAGAGCCATTGTAGTTTGGGATGTTTGCCCATTGCAAAAAAGTTTTTGTTGAGTCGTTCATTGGTGGCAATGAGATAAAACTCTTGCAGTTCTCGCGAACCTTCTACAGCACTGCCCCAACGCAGCATTAAAAATGTTGAGAACTTCTTACGCTCGTCATCTGTCAATTCGTCATAGAATCCACGATTCTTTTGGTCGAACTGCCGCATCTCGTTGCCAATGTTTAGTTTATCGCTCATTACCAAGCTCGCGAATAGTCAACAATCTCACAGTTACGGCTGATGTCTTTGACAAAGTAAACACATTCGGGCTTGGGTCCGTCGGATATAGGAACACACAACATCTGTCCGTTCTTTAGTTTGGGGGCATACCATGCCACTTCGTGATACACATCCACAATCTCAATGGTGGGAAAACTTGGGCGGAAACTACTAAGCGGGTTGAATTCAAACACTTTAAACCCACGATCATTGATGCTGGTCAACGGCAACACTTCGAGATCACCAACATCCGGTTCGCCAATCAACACTTGCCAGTCCATGGGCATGCGTATCTTGTGTTCGCCAATTTTTAATACCAGTGCAGGAGCATTAAAACTTTCAAGAAAAATCAATGGAATATAATGATAGTCAGGATCCCTGGGATCGCTGTTGTCAAATATGGCAAATCTCATGTCATCAACTTCTTCAGGAAGATGGTCAAGATCGAAAAATGTGTTTGTGTCTAATTGTAGAATTCGCATGTTGTTATTATAGCAGATTTGTTAGAAATCGCAACCTTTATTTCCACTCTAGTTTTTCCTGCGAGAAGGGATAGTTGGCATCTCTATAGAATACTTTTCGCTTGGTCAAGTGACGCTTGGCAAATTTACAAGTGCTGGTCACATCCCAGATCTGGACGTGGTCCTTGTCTTCCGCTTTTCTAATACCTCGCCCAATACTTTGTATAACGCGAACAAAGCTCTTTCCGGGTTCCACAAGAACCAGATTAAAAATCCTAGGGATATTAATACCCACAGCGGCCACACCGTAAGTCGCCACAATAATCTTGCCAGTACTTGTTGCAATTTCGTCATATTCTTCCTGCCTTTTAGTTCCTTTGGTGGCACCCGACACAAACACTGCGCGATCTCCCAGTAGTTCAACCAACGCATGGCCTGCTGCCACCCGATCCACCAATACCAGAGTATTTCCAGTGTCGTTGACCTGTGTGACCAGTCCAGAAATGGCTGCAAGTCTATCAGGATCTTCTAATAAAAACTTCAACTCACTTTGATAGTTTGAAAATTCTGCATGGTCAACCAACTGCACAATATTCACATGACACTGCGCCAACACACCACGGTCCTGCAACTCGCTAGCACTGAGCTGGTTAATAACTGGACCCAAGCTGCACTTCAGCGCTTGGAACTCAAATGGTTCTTTGGGCACAGTTCCAGTCAACCCCCACCGAATCGGCACTCTAGCCATGATGCCAGTTAACAGTGTTTTGAGTGCATCAGCCTTGGCCATGTGTACTTCGTCCACCATGACACATACCACACCCTCGATGAAGTCCTGTATGGTGATGTCTGCTACACCGGCCTTGGTATTTTTCATTAACACATTTAAACTTTGCCAGGTGCATATTGTGTGTGTACGACCATGTTCTTTACGGTCGCCAAAGTACACACCCACATCCAATCCCAAATTCACATAGTCTGCTTCGGTTTGTGTGACCAAACTTTTGTTGGGTACAATAACAATACTGCGACCATACGGTTCGATGCTCAAACTCAACGCTGCTGTCATCAGTGTTTTACCTGCGCCTGTGGCCACTTCCTGGATGCATTGTAGATTGCCCAAGAAAGCATTGATGATCTCAACTTGGTAATCACGCAATACCACAGGTTGTCCGGCCATTGGATGTGTCAGGGGCCATGTTTTGTGAGCAAACGAATCTTCTTTGATATGATCAAAATCAAATGTGGTCGAGTATGTGCGCTGGTCATCTAGTTCAATGTCATAGTTGAACTTTTCCAGTATAGGAACAATGTCCGGCAACAAGTTTACATAGGTACTGCCGCCCAATTGAAAGTAACTGACCTTACCATCCCATCGACCCAATCGCACCGCGGGCAAATAACGGGCACCAGGCACATCATATTTGAAAGCCGTGACCAACGCACGGCGAGCGTCAGGTTCTAGGCCTTCGATCTTGATATTGACTTCATCTCGGATGATTATTGTTGCTTGTTTCATTGTACGGTAACTTGTTGCACATGTTGTCTTTGTGCAATCTTTTGTAGTAAATCTTTTTTGTCGCCACTGTACTCTAGATCAGCTACAGGAAAACGCAAAGGCTGCGCTTTTATATTATACACATCTTTTATGCTGTGTGCAAGAAAAAAGTCTCGATGCTGACGAATGTAATTGTCAACATCGGCATACTTGTTGAGCAGACTACGATTGCCAAATTGAACATTAAAATCAGCACTGTAATGATCAAATGGTTTGAACGCTTCGTCGGTAATGTACTTATCATTGTCATGTGCTAGATCTTCCGCAGTTTTACCAATCTCGCAGTAGTTCAAATACACTGTACCAAATGTGATTTCTGAGGTGCCGTGATCTTGTTGCAATTCAGTGCTTAATCTTTCAGTTTTAGGCATACCGAACCAAGTACATACCAATCGAGGATTGCCCTGAGTCAGTGCTGTTTCACATCTATGAACTGCTAAGTTTAATTCTGCCAGTGCCTGCTGTACTGATACGGGCGCGGTGTTCCAATACGGTGTATTTTGTTGATCCAATAGTCCGTGGTATTTTTCAAATATATTGTGCAGATAGTTCAAACAATCCTGCGTGTGTTCAAATGGCCTTGTGATGATTGGTAAATGAGAATTGATTGTTGTGATGCATTGTTGAATCATATCAACTGCTCGAGCTTGTTCTTGCGCCGGCGTGTCAAATCCGTAAAATCTTTTGGGATGATCTAATGGATAATCTCCTCGGGCATGCATTCTTTCAACCCACAATTGGGCCATGGGAGTGTTGCGAATTTGAAATTGCAGAGACAATGGGTCTGACTGTCCCAACACGATAACAAGATGTTTCATTATGCTAGTATATACTTATTCCTACAAGAAGTCAAAAAAGCAGGTACCGTTTTAAGGGTACCTGCCAAAAGCCCGGGGCGGAGCCAACCAACCCCGGGCATAACCTTAATGAGTTATTTTTTTGAGTTGACTGTGGTCTTAAATAAAAACCCACTTAGTACAGCAATGCCCCAGGCCTGCAACCAGGACACTTCGTTGACACCTGTTACAGCACCTACAAGGCAACCGTTCCACAACATGTAAACCGGCCAGCTCAGTAAGAAACTCAACAGCAGGATGCCTACAATGCCACCAAAAACTGCACCAACAACAACCAAAATCTTTTCCATGTTATGCCACCTTCATGCAAGTTGTTTCTGCCAGACGCTTCCAGTTCAGCATGCTCATTTTGCGCAGGTCTGCAATCTTAATTGCCATGCGCAGACTCATTTCACGCAGACGATTCTGATTGGTGTCCATGAACGCAATGATCTCGTCCTGAACTTCAGGTTCAAAATCATAGTCTGCAAACAATACACCGTCCTTGGCGATTTGCTTGATACGCAGGATCTTGTCATGCATGGTGTCCAGTGTCAGGTCCAAGTAGTGGCAGCGGCTTTGCAATGCATCCAGGTGGTCCCGCAGTTTCTGGCTCTTCATTTTGTCAAACTTCAAGTTTGTGATAAAGATTGCTGAACCTTTGAATTCAAAACTGTCCGGGATGCCTTCGCGGCGCAGGCTGCTGGATTCACTCAACCAGGAGATCTTACGCTTCTTGCCTGAGTCCAATGCACCCTTCAGCAGATTCAAGCTCACATCGTCCAGCAAGATTGAATCGCAGTCGTCAAACACCACTACGCAATTTTCGTCCGAATACTTGTACAGAGTCTGGTACAGGCCAATAGGAGTAGCAGCACCCTTCACAACTTCTGCACGAAGACGCTTGCCTGCCAGCTTGTCAAACATGGTGGCCTTTTCAATTTCTTGCTCCACGCCAAAGCTCTTGCCCACGCCCGGAGGACCCGATACAATCATAGCACGAATGTCGCCTGTGACTGCTGCCTTGGTCATTTCGTGCAGGATGTCAAAACGCTCACGAATGCGCTCAATGGCTTGTTCTTCTGTTTCTGCGGGTGCAGCCACTGCCTTGGCAGCGTTGGTGGTTGTGTCTGTCATGCCGTTAGTATACTCAATATCAGAAATGTTGTCAACACGGATACGGATCGTATCTGGGCAATTGGGGAAATTGCCGTCGTTTTTCACAGTCACAAAGTTGCCTCGGGCGCCGGTCTGAAAGCCCGACACAAGACTAAACACTTGGTCAGCTATGGGACGCTTACGATACTCTCCGCGAACGATACGAATTGCACTCATGGTTGGCTCCTTTGGTGTGCGTTGTTTAAGTATTAATTATAGCAGAATAGCAATTAATGGTCAACTGTTTGTTCTGCAAGCACTTGTGGCGTAATTACAACACCACCATAGCATTGCTGGTACAAGTCAGCTACAGATTTTAGAAAAAAAATGTATACTTTACCATTACCTGCAATCAATGTGTACTGCATTGTGATTCCTTTTTGCTTTGCTATGTGTGTATTATAGCATTTGGGCAATTAATGGTCAACCACAAAAAAACCCTGCTCAAGCAGGGTTTTTGATGTTGCTAAGTACTGGGTTACTCACTGCCTATAGAAACATTGAAATTGCATTCAAGTGTACTGCCGGCATCAACTTGCCATGACCACTGACCCGATGACGGCGTCAGTGGTGGAACTTGAGCTATACCATTGATCTGTACGCTGCTGCGAGAATCTACGGTGCCTTCAGAATTTGTTGGTGTTCCGGTAAAACAGGATAAGAATGTAGTTGCGTTACCTGGTGTAAAAGGACCATCTGGACCACCCGCAGTCATGTAGTTGCTATTTGTTTGGCAAATTATTATGCCGTATCCAGTTGCAACCGAAACTGTCATTGGATAAGACCCACTAAAGCTAGTTGGAAATAATACTGACTCAGTTACTGAAAATAATACTGGTGCATTGGCCGTGTCCACTTGTTCACTGGGAATAGTTTCATTTAATGTATCAACTGTGCCGCTGAACACTAGCTGTCCGTTGATGTGTGCGTTTAATTGTACTGGCGCTGCACCGTATGCGTATCCGCAAAATTGTATTGTTCTATTGGCCATCTAAGGTCTCCTGTTGTGTTTATTTATCACTGCCACAGTGGTAACACTGTGGCATCTGTTATTTCATGCGGTTTAGGATGGCCATGAAATATCAATATACTAGTATCGGTGGCGATGTGGGTTCCGGTGCCGGGCGCTCGATGCTTTTTACGAGCAAAATCAAACCCACCATCCACACATTCCCATTTCCAACTTTTTACCCATTCAGAATGAAAAAATCGACGATGTGCCGTAGGTATTACGTCTGAAACAAAATCCTGGTCACCGCGGTATTTATGAACAAAAAAATCTATATCCTGATCTACCACGGTGTTCCACACATGCTGGTACTGTACAGTGTCCCACCACATGACACTGGTGTTTGACCCGGTCCAGTTGTGCTTCCACAGATACTTGAAGTCCCGTATTGACCAAAAATGTCGCAAATTCAATTGCCAAATCCAGTCTATGTTATTGGCAAT